GTACGGATCGGCACCCGCGCGAGGGCGGACCGTCCATGCCTTGCCGGTGGCGCCGCCCCCTTCCCTCGCTAGCTGCTCGATGGATCCGAGGGCCGCCAGCACCTCGGCTGCCCAAGTGTCCCACCAGGTCGGAGGCTTCACCTCGTCGGGCGGAGGCGTCTCGGTGGTTGGAGGGGGTGTTTCGGTTGACGGCGCGTCTGACGACGGGGGCGTCACGATTTCGACGATTTGATCTTCGGCTGCCATTGGTTGTGTGTGTGTTGAGTTAGAGCTTAGCGGAAATCATGCGCGCGGCTTGACTGGCCGGCACGCCTTGGAACCTGGCGCGCAAGTACGGCCTCCATGCGTGGAGGTGCGATCTGTACGTGCCTTTCAGGTAGTCGGACAAGATGGTGACGCCCGGGTTGAGCGTCAGCTCTTGCACGTCGACGCCTCCGTATAGGAGGAATGTGGCGGGTAGAAGCGGTAGCGCGTCGAGCAGGTCACCGTGGCCGAGGCCCGTGAGCAAGTCGCGCCATGCAGCTTTCGCTGCCGCTTGTGACGTCTCGGCTAGCAGCGCGCGCACAAACGAGGGTGCGTTGACTATGCGCTGTAGAGCGTCGAAGGATGACAGGCCGAATCTGACGCCTTGCGGGTGCACCGCGATCGCCCGCTGCCACGCCTCTTGAAAGAGGGGATGCGAGGTTGACCTGGACCATCTCGTGTACAGTCCGAATAGGTCAACGTGCAAGGAACGGGCATCACGCTCGCGGAAGAACGTCTTCGACACGGCTCGTGAGAGTACTCCCGAGACGTAGTCGTCGGAAGTCGAGACTGCCGTCATGAGGAACACGACGCCTGGAAACGTATCGGTCTTGAACCCGCAGCGCCGTCTGGCGGCGAGGTACTTGTGCCTGACCTCTTCGTTCCACGTGTCGAACCCAATAACGCAGTCGTCTCCCAACACCAACAAGTCCCATCGAGCGCCTTTCTGGTCCCACACCCGATCAAGCGGAATCGACAGCGCTTCGCTGACCGCGTAAGCGATGCTCGCCGCGTTCAGGATGGTCCCGTCGTTGGTCGTGAAGATCGATCCGGACATTGTCATCCCGGCGCGCGAGTACAGGTACCCTCCCTGGCCCTCTTCGAGTGGGGGCGCGAGTACGGGCAACTCTTGCAGCATGTCATAACAAACACTTTCTTCTGGAGTCAGGAAGTGTGAGTAGACATGCTCCAGCAAGTCTTTCTGCATCCGCCGCGTGACCGAGCGATCGTAGCCAGAGATATCCTCCGAGATGAACGACAGGTGGGGTCGGGCGCGTACCGCGGACACCAGAGCGTTCGAATCACCGTGTTTGAAAGACGGGTCTGTTCGTAGTGCTTCCTTTACCCTCGTGGCTGCTGCCCGCAGGTAGAGGTTGATGAAAGACGGGACGGCGAACACTTGCCTTTCTCGCGGGAAGGCGCCCGTGGTAGACGCGAACTGGGTTAGACCCCCGCGCCCCATCAGAAAGTGAGGCTGCGGCTTTGCGAATGGGCCGGATCTCGCGAACATGATTGCGCTTGTAGGAGGTCCGGAGTAGCCCAGGTGTTTCATATCGTGCTCCACCAGGCCGTAGTCCCCGCTGCCCTCCACGATGCCGGACGCCAGGAATATGTGACATAAGAGATCCACGTTGGTGGCGGGATCTCCTCCAGACACATACGTTGG